GTTGCAGTTGCTATAGTTGCTGTAGTTGACTCTACTAATGTTTGTGCTGATTGAATTAAAGTGGTTGCTGTTTCTATAACCAAAGGCACTTCTGCTACCGCAGTAATTGCTTCAGTGACTGCAGTATTTGCTATTGTTACGGCAGTGTTAGATGTTGTTACTGCTTGGACTGCAGTTTCTATTGTGGCTGTTGCGGTATCTGATGCTGCTTCTGCCTGTGCTACTTCTGTAGTAGCAGTGTCCAAGGCTGTATTGACTGCCTGTTGGGCAGGACTTACAACAACCTGCTCTGCTGGGGGTGGAACATCATTAGCATGTGCATGATCGACTGGAGATATAAGCATCCATAAAGTTAAAAACAAACCAATTAATCCAATTTTTATAAGTAATGATTTAATTAACCTTTCCCCCTTATACAGACAATGTCTGTTAAGATGATTATACCATTTTATTACACAAAAAAGAGGGCAGAAATTAATCTGCCCCCTAATCTAGAGAAGTTAATTACTTCTTTTTGTATCCTGTAGGACATACAGGTGCAACGGCTGTAACCTTTTTAGTTAATTTACCCTTTACACATGTGATTGTTTTCTTAGGAGCAACCATTAATTGAAGTTGCTCAATTTGCTTTGTGATAGATGCAATAAGTGCTACGATTCCATTAAGAACCTCAGCATTGCTAATTGCGCCATCTGCAATCTTGTAAGATACAGTTTTTGCTGTATCAGTTGCTACATAGGCTGGAAGATCTACGATCATATTGTATGCACCATTGACATTGCCAACAGTAAACTTGTATGTCTTTACTCCTTGAGCAAATGTATCTGCTGATGTTGGAGCAGCAATTGCTGTTAATCCACCACCAGAAATGGCAACGCCACTTCCAACTGTAGAGGTATCTGCAACCTTTGCGCCATTAATATCAGTAGCAGAGATTGTAAGTGTAGCAATTTCTCCTGGAACATAAGAGTTCTTATCGAGAGATGCTGTGTACTTGTTTACGCCTAGACCACATGCTGCAACAAACTCGTTTGAGTAAATTTCAGACAGGTCTGATAATACATGCTTGATTCTTACAATAGAAGAACCAGATGTAGCAGCGCATGTCCAACCACCAGTTTGTACTGCTGTAGCGGATGAAGATCCACCTACAGAAACTGCAGTAACTTGAGAAGTATACTTTGTGGTATCAGCAGTTGGAGTAATTCCAGCCAATTGATTACCAGCAGCATCCTTAACTACAAAGTCATAAGTTCCTGTGCGTGTTCCATTAGATAGTGCAATGTCAACACCTGTTACGGAGATTGATGCTGCACGACCTGAGAATGCAATACTTTTAGTTGCAAGAGTTACACCATTAAAAGTAATTGTAATTGTTGTATTTACTGGCTTGTTTTCATTTGCAGTTCCTTGAACTACATATAAAACTCCAGAAGTTCCTGTTTTGGCTGCTGTATTAACCTGTGTGCTTGGAGCAGCATCCCATGCTACTACCGCACCATTAGTTGCAGTTGCTTGAATTACACCGCTAGTTGATAGTTGTGCTGCATAAGCATCCATTGTACGAACGTTTACGTATCCCGTTCCTGCATTAGTAACGCTTGTAGCAGTTGCAACATCTACACTAGATGTTAGTGTTCCCGCTGTTGCTGAATCTTGTACACGAACATAAGAGTCTGCTACAGACAAAACGTTTGTTTTTACAGTTGTTCCAGCATAGATAGTTTTAATATCAATAGTAGAAGTAGTTGATCCAACCTTCTTCTTTTGAGTTACTGTTACGGTACCTGCACCATTAACAGTCAACTTAACATTTGTTGGCAGTGTAACTGCTGTTGATGTTGTTGCTGTAAATGTAAATGTCTTACCTAAATTAGTAAGTGTTGCTCCCGTAGGGTTTGATCCTGCTGCTGTGTAATCAGTAAATGTTGCTGGACCAGAAATTTCTAGCGATAGATTGTCGTCTGCAGTAGCAGCCAAGGTATCGCTTGTTGTTAATGCAACAATTGCGTTAACTCCAGCCTCTGCCTTGGTTGTGTCTGTTAATACGGTTACACCACGTGCACCAGCAGCAAGTGAATCAGATAATACATATCCGTTTGTCACTGCAGCAGAAGCCTGTGGAATTGCAACCAAAAATGTGCTTGATACGGCTGCAGCCATAACTAAAGCGATTTTTTTGAATGAATTCATTTGTTTCCTTTTCTTTATAGTAGATTGAACCTATCCAGATAATCTTTTACATCATCTGGCATAGACTTTAATTGTATCACATTGTTGCTGTTTGAGTCAAGTGGATCCTTTGGTCTATCTCTAAACGTATGAATCTCTATTTCCTCGTTTGTATTTTTTGGAGTATGTGATATAGCCCCAAATATTGCTCCACACACAGCATCTGCCAAGTCTTTGGAAGATTTTCTTGGGTGGTCAACTCTATTGTTTTTCATAATCTTTAACTCTGTTAATTCTTCAAACAAAAGTTCAATTGCAGGCATCATTAGTCTTTCTTCATATACCAGCATAGCCATATCTTCATAATGTTTTTTTGCAACAGAAACAGTTTCAGTTCTAATTCCAACCTGCTTTAATTCATTCTGAATATCAAATGACTGCCAACGGTCAAACGAAACCATTCCAATATCAAAACCCTGTCTACGTAAATTCTGAATCCACAATTTCACTTCAGAAAGATTTACTGGGCCTTCAACCTTTGGCTCCCAATATACTACTGCATCTACTATGACTACAGGTGCTACTTGCTGATAATCTTTAATTACCTGAATATTTACCCATTTTTCTACATGTGCGATTGCAATTGCACACTTGTCATGCTTTTGTGCAAGATCGGCATGGACATAATATTTTTTGTTTGGGTCTGGTTTAAATGTTTCGTCAAATCTTTTATGTGTATCTATTGGGTTTCTTAAAGTCATGCATGCTCTTATTTTTTCTACCTGCTTAAAAAATGCATCAATAGAGTGTGTTGGAACACATGCAAAGCGTTGCATAGCATCACCTAAGTCTGTCATAAATGCAATTTTAAAATCATCGATCTTGCGAGTAGGATTAACTTCCCATGTTGGACGTTTAAGAGCAAATACTCCTGGATACTTGTATGAAATAATTGCATCCTCATCCCACTCAATTTCAAAAGAATTACCTTCCATATCTTCTGGCAAATCTTCATTAATAATAAACTTATGTGTCTTATGTATAACATCTTTTTCTAAAATAACTTTGTCATATTGTGTTGAAATAAAGTCTCCAGGGTAACGAGGAAATGAAAGTAGTGCAACTTTTCCAAGGTCAGGAAAACGAGAATCTACTGAAGCACGAAATGCTTTATAGATATTCTCAGCAGTCTTTCCTTGGTCATTTCCAGTACCAACTTGATTTGCAAAACCAGAAATTTCATCAAGAACTGCAAGGATCAAGTTTAAACCCTCGTGTGATTCTCTTTCTGAGTGACCAGAGTAAACAGTAATAGCATTATCAAACTCAATGCTTTCTGCTTTTGGATTATACTTCCCAGCAAACCATGGAGACTTTTCAATTTTTGTTTTAAAACCTTTAAAAAATACATTCTTAGCCTGTTGTGCGTTAATAGCAACGTTAATAATATCTATAGCATCTCCAGATGGCTTTCCAAAATATTTTGCTGGGTCTTTTAAACATAGAAGTTTGTATACAATATATGCACACGCTACTGTAGAGGTGAAGTCTTTACCAGATCCCTTGCCAAGTTGCAGAATAACCTCATTCTTTGTATACTTTTTATAATATCTTGAACCTTCTTCTTGGCCCATTAGATCAATCAAATCTTCTTTTTTATATATTTGACTCATTGCTTCAATAATGTCATATTGAATTTGAGATAGGGGTGGTTGACCTAAAAAATCTTTGCCTTCAACAAAAGTAATTGCATCAACAGGAGTTTCTTTAAAGTTATTGTTTTTAAGTACTTCTAAAAACTCATCATACATCTGAAATTACCGTTATAACTTCGTTTTCTTTTGATATTGTAGAAAGTTTACGCATAATTAAATCACGAACTTCTGGATGTGACGATGCTATATCTCTAAGTATTCCAACAAGAACTTCTTGCCTATTTTCAATCTCTAACATTTCATCTGCAAGTTCTTTGTTTTCTAATAGACCAGCCTTTTGTAACATATCAATACGCTTAGACTCAATATCCATAACAAGTTTGATGGCTGCTGTTTTAGCGCTAAGGTTGTTTGTCATTGATGCTTCATCAATAACCTCATATGATTTTGATATTAGTTTGCTATAGTGAGTGTCTGCTCCAGAAAGCGCTTCTTTTGCACGAGCACGGATAGCAGCACTATTAGATGCAGTAACTTTCCATTCATCAATATACGCAACAACACGTTGTCTTGGAATGTCTAGTTGTTTTGAAATTACTGTTGGGTCGTTTCCTTTTAAATATTCTTCAACAACGTTATTTACCTGATCAAGGTGTTTTACTAAATCTTCTTCAGTTGACATGCTTGCCTTCTAGCCTATTAATTTCATCTTTAATGTAAAATATTGCTTTTTCAAGGTCTTGTATTGTTTTTGATTCATCTTTAAGTCCTGCTCTCCAAAGGTATTTAAAAGCATTCCCAATATTAAAATTACGATGGCGAGTTATTTCTATACATTCAATACCAGAAGGATCTGAAGTATAGTGTAATGGGTTATTAACTTGATCAACAGTTATGTTAAGATTCTCACTCATCATTATTCTCCCAATCAAATACGTCTGGTAAGTCTTTTAATGTAGATAGTGCATAGGTAATTCCAACTGCCCCTACAATTGCTAAGGCTAAAATAATTTTATTTTTATTCATCGTCTAGATTTCCTTAATCCAAATTTTGCAAGGTATACATATATAGTTTCCACTGTACATCCACACTCTTTAGCAATGTCTTCTGGAGTCTTTTTATCTAAAACGTAACGTTTACGAAGCCAAGACTCACTTGTATATAGTTTAGCAGCCATGGCTTTATTTGTCAACCTCTTTTTCATTAATATCATAATTAAATCTATTAGAGTTTTCTAGTATCCACTTATCTTGATTTTCAACATCGTATTTTCTTTCATTAATTATCCTATCAATTAAATAGTCTTTTTCAAGAGTAAATGATGGCTCATATACACGAACTCTATTGTTTGGCTGGATGGCAAAATTTCCATCATCTCTTTGTATAACATGACCACATTTGTGATCTGCAGGGCTTTCAGAGTACCCATCGTCTAAAACATTTGTGTCTGGGTTATGCCAATCCAATGTAAATAAGTATGTTCCTTTCTGCATTGTTTTTGTTCTGTCTATATAAGACATTCTAAGGTTTGTTAAATTTTCAAATCTTGTTACGGCAACGTGGTGACTAAAAGAATTCCATAACACTAGATTGTGTAGGTCAACTTCAGGAACTCCTGGCTCTGTACAGAAGGCAGAAATTGGAAGTCTCCACCACAATCCACCATCTGGCATCATAATATGAAACAGTGGACTTCTAGACTTTAAACTTGAAACACCAAAAATAACACACTCGAAATATTTATCATGGCTGTCTTGATGATTTCTTAAATAATTTCCTCTTACATAACAGTTTATAGGTGGTATGTTTGCATTTAACTCTGGCATTATATATTTATTTTCCAATTCATTGTCTTGGGACCTTGATCAATTAATTCAAACATCTGCTGTTCAAATTGTTTTCTTAGTTGCTCATACAGTTTAGGGTTAACTTCTTTTAGTTTGTCTGTAATAGAATATAACATTTCTCCAGTATTACTGTCAATACTTGATATCTCTAAAGCATTTTGTAAAACTAGATGCTCTATCATTGCTTCTGTTCTAATGTCCATTTTATAAAAACGCCTTCTCCCAGTTATGCATTGCCCAGTGGCCGATTCCACAAGCATCTGCTACATCATTATCCGTAATAGCCTTATCATATTGAACATTAATAAATTTAATAGTTCTTTGCTTTCTTAATTCTCTTTCATAGGATTTAAGCCAAGAATCTGACTTTCCTGGATTTTGTGATCGAATAAATAATTTTTCATCTTTAGAAATCTTTTTGTTGCCAATGAAGTTTTGCCATGTAATTGGTGCAACCTTTCCTATTGTTTTTGTTCCAGATTGCCCTGCTGCTCCAAGAATAGCACCTTGAACTAATGCAAGGTCTGCAGCAGTTTTAGGACTATTCATAAATACAGTATGCTCAATTACTATTGCTTCAAACCCACCATAGTAATCAAAAAATGCCTTTACTTTTTGACCAGCATCCATAACCTTTTGATACGTGTCATTTCCAGAAAAGTTTATCTTTCCAACAGTGCCCAATATTTTTTCTTGAGTGTTAAACAAAGCAAAAGCAAGACTATTAGTACTAGCATCTATAGAACAAATGGTCTTTGGAATAATTTCTAAACCCCACTTATTTTTTACCATTACCTTTTCCTTTTATCTCTTTTAGTGCTTTTTGAACACTGTTTGGATTTACATTACATAAAACACAAAGATTTTCATCATTATACATAGATAACTGAGATCCGCATTGCTTGCAAGATCTTTCCTTACCCTTTCTTTTTTGCCTCCGAGTGGCAATATATCTTTCTGCAATCTTTTGTTTTGTAGCATCTTCTCTACAGGTTGGAGAGCAATATATCTGGTAACTTATATCTGAGTTAAACTCAGTGTCACACCAACTACAATGTTTTGTCATTCAAAGGCTCCAAGGAATTAATCTTAATATCCCCTACCTCTGCTGACGCACACGCTTTTTGAATTGGACAGTTTTTACAGATCTTAGAATTTGATCTATAATTTTTTTTAGGTAGAGTCCTATCTACCCAAGCCTTTCTAACTGTCCTCATCCAATCAAACGCTTGGTCTACCCACCTGCGATAGTGATCATTTAC